GCAGGTATCTGAAGTCTGTCAAGGTAGCCTGTAGTGTACCAATGATAGCAGCCATCTCTGCCTTACTCTTGAGACTAGCCAGTGTGTCATCAGGACGTACAACAATCTCTGACAGGTTACAGAACTGATTGCTACGCAGGATAATCTCTGAGCATGGGTTAGTACCAAAGTCCTGATCAGGGTCACGCCTACCGTTACGTGCTGCAATCTTCTGAGCTGCTATACGGCTAAAGATACCACGCTCACCAGCCTTACTCTCGTACATGTTCTGCATCTCGCCTAAGAAGGACTCAAAGTCTGGCTTCTCAGTGTACGCTACGCTGTTGTTAGCAAGCCTACGGTGGCCTTCATGTCTCCACCAGTCACCTGACTTAGCCTTCGCCATACGCGGATCAGACAGGTTAGAGAGGCTGATTAGAGCTGATCTACGCACACCACCTACCACTACAATGTCAGCTATCTTACACACAACATCGTGGCACTCAATGCTCGTTAGCTTGCGTCCTGCTGCCTTCTGGAATATCTCTACACAGAAGTTGAACAGATCAATCAAAGGCTCTGGCCCTGAAGCTCTACCGCCAAAGGTCTTGAGTCTAGCTCCTGCTGGACGTATACGGCTCATGTCCCACGCAGGTATCTTACCAGCATACAGCATAGCTATCAGCTCACGGAATGCAGATGCCCAGCCTATCTTGCTGTCAGCTACAACAATGGTGCTGTCAGTCTTGTGAAAGGTCTCTGCAATAACAGGTAGCTTGGTAATGAAGTTACGCTCTACGCTGAAGCCTACACCTGTACCACACATCAGCACGTACATCAGCTCGTCAAAGCTACGCGGTGAGTCAATGGCTAAGTAACTACAATTAAAGCCTGCTACGTTATCCTTTGCCAGTGCTTCGCCTGCTGTCATCATACAGCGCATGCTAGGCATAACTTCCATGTTGTGTATAGAGTTAAATAACTTTAACGCTGTCTTCTCGTCTATCTGTCCACGGTCTTTCCAGAAGTCTACGTAACGGTTGACTGTCTCGTCCCAACGCTCTCTGCGCTTCTGTTCAGGTAGCCATCGTGCGTAGCGGCTCTTGTGTATAAACTGTTGATACTGATCCATTATGTGTTCTCCTCTGTTACCATTGCTGTTAGCTTCTGTAAGTACCAGCCAGCTTTCTGTAGGTCTTCTACCTGCTTACCTTTGTAGTCATAGCGCCACAAATACTTCATGCAGTTGCCCTTGAGGTAGCCTTTGAATGCCACTGAAGACATAGACTCTTCTATAGCTTCAATACACTCTATGTTGCCAGTGTTGTAGTGGGTGGGTCTGTTAACACTGTCCATAATCTCTTCAGCTTCTTCGTGAGCTGCCTGCATCCAAGCCTCTAGTCCTGTCTTCTGCTTCTCAATAGCAGGTGCTTTCTTTCTCAGGGCATCCCACTGTGCTGGTGTTGCGTCATTAAGTCTCATCATCAAAGTCCTCTGCTATTCTGTCAAAGTTTCTAATTATCCTACGTTCAAATGCTTCCACTAAGTCAGTCGGTGTTATAGACAACAGCTCACACAGTAGCTCCTCATCTAACTGTAACACCATCTTTTCCTTTAGTTCCTCCAGTGTCATAGTCATTATACTTTCTTCCTTTTGATGTACCGTGTCATCTCCTTGGCTGTCTCTACGGTGTAGTGTCGGAACCCTTCCTTCTCACACCACTCCCCCATCGTTATCTTACCGCCCTTGCGTACCTTCTTGTTAGGGTTTGACAACACAAAGATTAACTCCCACTCAGGCATTGAATCTCTAATGGCTGTGTACTTCTGTGTGTCACCTACCCTGAAGAACCCTTTACACTCTATCAGTATTGCCTTGTCCTCGTGTACGAAGTCCGGTAGATACTTCTTGTGTACTGTGTACGGTATGCCATAAGGTTCAAACTTGTACTGTCCGTCTAACTTCTCTGATAAATCCTTCTCAAGTCCTGACCTAAAAGCCCTCTTCATCTGGCATTACCTCCTGTACCTTGGGTTCCTTTACTACGTCTACTAAGTACTTTGGCCCGTAGGAGTAAGCGAAGACCCGTAAGTTTGGATAGCAGTGGTCTTTGAATTGACAGTAAGAGCAGCCAATAGATAGCTTTGAGTTTCCTGATTTGCCGTCCGGTACGGGTTGGTAACACCACTCCGCTGGCTCTGGCTGCTCTACTAGCTTTTTTACATGCTTCACCCTGTCAACTATGTCGCCCTTCAGTACCTCGTAGACAGGAGCCTCTGTGTCCGTGAGGTCATACTTGAGGTAGGTCAGGTGTCCATTGGCTTTGTCCATTGCAAGCCATCCAAACTCTGTCTGTCCCTCTGAGTGTGCGTAGGCTTTGATCTGATCAATATAACCAAAGGGATCGTCGTATGCCAGTGTACCATCCTTAAACTTCTTGAACCCAAAGCTGCTTGCTGACTTGACATCAGTAACAACACCGTCAATCTTGCAGTCCATGTGACCCACAATTCCTTCAACATTACATACCTTCTGTTCGTCAGTTACACTGTGGCCAGCCATGCGGGTCAGGAACAGCAACATCTCTTCAATCAAGTGACCGTACATAAACTTGATGTAGGTGTGTGGCTGCAGCTCTTCACCTTCTGTACCGTTAAAGTGATTCCAGAGATACTTGTCGGTGCGGCCGATATTGCTGAGGCGTAGCCTCCGGTTATCCTCTCGCTTCTTCCGACCAAACTCAGTACGCATCAGTGCCTTGACACCTTCTCCGAACTTCTCTATCTCTGCTTCTACATCTACAGAGGGATCAGCGTCCTTGCTTTCCATCAGTGCGTAGATGTCCGCTACTACATTGTCCGTTGTTTTATTAGTACTCATGTATCACTTCCAGTATTAGTTCGTTTGCTATCGGAGGTGGCAACCTGAACCACTCGTTGATGTTGTCACATTCCTTTGCTAGTCTTACATGTGCCGCAGACTCCGCTGCTCTCCTGTCATCTACCTCGTAGGAATAAACCAAGGTGTAGTCTCTGAACGGTGAGGATGTTTGATAACTCTTGATCCTATCCTCTGAGTCTACCGCCATCCCTACCTTGACCCACTCAGGCCATGCCGGGTTAGTCATTACATATACATACCCTTCTTTGACTTGGTTGTACACTTCCTGTGTCTTCCAGCCAAACAGTTTAGCCAACAGACTGGGTGACCTTTCCCCTCTCTTAATCCTATTCTCTACTCTGCGTATGTCATAACATGTCTTACACTTGTAATGCTTCTTAGCTACAAAGGACTCATACCAGTTGTCTTGCGTTAAAGGTACTGAGCAGCTGATACACTCCTTATCAGTGGGTATCTGCCCAGCTGGTTCCAACTTTGTAATCTCCGGCGAGAGGGCAGTTGAGTTTGTAGTGGAGGCCCGCAGCTTCAACACAGCTTGCTGCCAGTCTTCCGAAAACCTCTGACTTCTCCTGTCTGACTTCTGTCTGGATTTCATCGTGGATGTTCCCTAAAAAGTTAAAGTCTATACCCCATAGTATAGCATATTCATGCAGTAAACACAAGGCTTTCTTCATAACGATAGCCCCGGCTGACTGGAGTAAGCTATTCAATGCAGCGTGTTCTGATCGTATGGCGATCCTTCTTTTATCCAAGCCATAAACATAGCCTCTTGTAGCCGCCATTCCAACTCGTGTTCGTAACTCTCCAAGAGCTGGCGTATTTGCGAGGAACTTTTCCTTAAGTCGTTGACCGTCCTTTCTAGTTCCACCAACGATGCTTCCGATTTTGGCATCTCCGGCCCCATACAGGAAAGCGTAGATGAAAGTCTTAGCTTGATCTCTAGTGTCAAGGCCCGCAGCCAGCTGATTTGCCGTGTGTATATCTCCGTTGAGTATTTCATTTGTGTATCCTTCATCGTTCATGTAGTGTGCCAACATTCGTAGCTCAAGACCGCTGGCATCCATACCGACTAGCTTGTATCCTTCCTGCACTGTCCACACATCACGACACTGCTTGCCGTAGGGTGAGTAGACTGCAGGAACCTGTCCCATATTGGGACTAGAGTGCGTCATGCGTCCTGTCACTGCTCCGTTGGTGTTCACATACCCGTGTACTCTACCGTCGTCCTCGACTGCTTCTAACCAGCTCTGTACCTGTGCGACACGCTTCTGTATCATCAGGTACTCAGCTATCAGGGAAGCCTGTGGTATTCCTTTCACTGTACTCAGCACCGCCTCGTCTACGATGGCTTGTCCTGTCTCAGTAAACTGCTTAGGCTTCCAGCCAAAGTACTGGAGGTATCGCCCTATCTGCTGCCGTGAACCCAAGTTAAACTCTGGGTAGTCAAGACGGCTGAAGGGAGCTACTGCGGTAGTCCACTGTTCGCCTAGAAATTTAAGCCCAACAACCGAATACGTACCATCTTTCTTAATCTTGGGTGTAATCTCTTTGACAAATGTTGGTAACGGTTTGAAAGTTTTATGCACTTCGTCTTCAAGGTCATTCTTCTTCTCCTTTAGTTCTGCTAGTAATCCAAATGCTTTCTCTTGATCTAAGAGCCAGCCTGTTTTAATTTGCTGTGATACAATGCTTTGTACTTGATGTTCAAGGCTAATGCTTTCAGCTCCAAAATCTGCAAGGTCAAGAAGTAATCTCTTGTACACCAGCACATTAACATTAACGTCTTGCTTGCAATAGTCCACCATATCCTGCGAATAATTATCCCAGTCATCGTGATCTCCTTTAGATTGATTAAGTCTGTCACCCCAGTTACGGAGCGAGTGACCGCCCTCTCTTGATGGGTTAGCCAGTCGTGACATAACTAAAGTATCAGACACCTTGCACTTACTAAAGTCTGTGCCTAGCAGTTCCTCAAGGACAGGTACGTCATAGTCAATGATGTTGTGACCTATGATCTCACACTCTCCAAGACCTGCGATGTAATCGTTGAACGACAGGAGCGTGTCACCTGAGAACGTATGCGTCTCACGGGTATCCAGTTCCGTAGCTACAATTACCCAGACCTTTGTAGGTTTTAAACCGTTGGCTTCAATGTCAAATACAATCTGCTTCATTAGAACTCCGGGTCATCCCCTGTAGGACAGCTAGTCTCAATCATGCGGCCTGACTCCTTGTCGTAGTACAGGTAACAAGCGGGGCCAGTCAGTCCAACAAACCTATTCTTCAACACACGTACCGTGGTGGTGTTGCGTATCTCAGGGTCAACGTGTTGTTGATCACGCTCCAAGCCTATAACTATGTCGCTAAGTTGCGCGATTGCCGCCGATCCTCTGAGTTCTCCCAAGCTAATCTTACCACCGTCCTCGTGTGCCTTGGCACCGCTGGGTCTGCGAAGGTGTGATACTAGGAATAGCCCTACACCTGTCTCCTGAACCAGCTTGCGGAGGTTAGTCATAATACTGTCGATAGCCTTACGCTCATCACCTGTGTCCTGATCGCTGACCACGATGCTCAGGTGGTCAAGGATAATCCACTTGCAGTCCAGTCCCTTAGCCATGTAGCGTATGCGTCCCAACAGGTTGTCCTCGCTCGTACTGCCCCAGTGATCAAACATAAAGATGCGCCCTGAGCCTAGCGTCTGATCCCAGTAGCCCTTCTTCTCTTCCTGCGTGACTGTCTTGTCCAAGTGAAGCTGCTTGTTAGCCTCAATGGACATGATGCCCAGAGCTGTCTTAGGGATGTCCTCCTCCAGTGCTAGGATACCAATGTTCTCATCCGTTGCACCCAAGAGGTAATGCTCCAGCTCCCTGACGATCTGCGACTTACCCATGCCTGACCCTGACGTGATTGTCACTAGCTCCTGCTTGCGGAACCCGTGGGTCATCTCGTTGAGACACTCCCAAGGATAGGGTATGGACTTGACATCTGACTGCTTGATAATCATGTCCCATGTCTCGTTACCTGCTACGATACCATCAGGGCGATAGGCTTTAGCGTTCCACCACTCCTTGACAAACGCCTGCACCTGATTGCTCTTGAGCATGTCGCCTGCATCCTTGGCTGGCAGCGTGACATTCTTGGCCTTGTTGGGGGTGAACAGATCAAGCACCGACTTGGCTGCCTCCTGTCCTGCCTTATCGTTGTCAAAGCATATCACCACATTGTCAAAGGTCTCAAGCCACTCTAGGTTCGCTTTGATGTCTTTGGCTGCTCCGGCTGCGCCTGATCTGATGGAGACGACTGGCCACTTTCCGTCGAACATTTCGTTGACAGCGAGTGCGTCCGCCTCGCCTTCTGTGATCGTGATGTACTTACCGCCCGTCTTGAAAGCCTGCTGGCCGAACAACCCTGCCTCATTGAACTCCCCTGTTGCATAGAATGATTTAGTTTCGGTGATCCGCACCTTGGTTCCTGTCACCGTACCTGTGTCCTTGTTATGGTACGGATAGTGATGCTTGACAATTTGTCCGTCAGTACCGTACTCAACTGTCACACCGTACCGCTGGCAGGTTGACTGTGAGATACGTCTATCAGGGATTGCTGCTATGACACCTGTCATCTCTAATGACCTCATTGGTTTACGTTGTGCTGCCTGACCTATCTGGCCGTTGCCGTGTTCGTAATGGTTGCAGCCCCCAGAGAAGCAGACTGCATGTCCATCACTATAGCGAGCCAGATTGTCCGATGAGCCACACGAAGGGCATGGCTCATGTTGGACGAATGTTGACTCAACCGCCACTAGAAGTCCTCTCCGCCTTCCTGTTCAGCTACCTCAAGCAC